AACCTGAAGTGCAAACGTATATGGCTCAAGAGGTACAACGTGCATTCGGGCTTTCTTCGGCTCGCGCTGGAGTAAAGCTACTTGCCCTTTCTCAGGGGGCTAAGAGTGAGTACGTTCAGCTAGAAGCTTCCAACTCTATCCTAGACAGGGCAGGATTCAAAGCCCCTGAGAAACACCAACACCTTGTTGCTGGCGATTTCACGATCAACATCGATCTTACCTAACGGTACCGATCAATGCTGAGAAATCACAGGGCAAGTGCTTTACGTTACCCTACGGGGTTTAAAAACTGGGCGATGCGTAAGCGAGGTGGGGTTCCACACGCAATATAACTCTTCAAGGTTCGTTGTTCTTATGCTATAGATTATTGTGAACTACTGGGTTCGAATATGGAAGCTGGGCGATATGGATTTGCTGGAAGAAGCAAACGTGGAAGCCGAGAATGAAACTGAGCTTCGTAAGAAAATTCAGGTTAAGAAAGGTTCGGCAAGAGCAACCTATGAAATTAGGGACAAGAACTATCAACCTGACAAATGGGAATTTGTTCTTGGACAGAAAATGGAAGTGAGAAAATAATTATGAGAAGAGTACCTGTAGCAGACACGCCTGAGGGACATAACAATTCAAGGAGGAACTATGAAGAGTCAAGAAAGATCAGAAAAAAAAGCTGGCAAGAACAGCAAGTCTTTGAGTCCATCACAGATAATGATGAACCGCAACCAGCTCAAGGCGAAGACGATGGTGGCGAATGAAAAGAAAGCTAGGAATGAAAGGCAGAAAAAAGCAATCGAGCAATACAAAGAAATCAAAATCCAAAAAGGGCATAGCGAAGAAGAAGCCGAAAGGATGGCAAAAGCCCAAATACTAGATCAATGGGAAGTCTAAGCGATGACTCATTTGGAAGAAATAGAAGCTTTAAAGAAAGAGATAGATATACTCAGGGATCAAGCTCAAATAGATAGATTAGAATTAGACAAAGCTTATTTCACAAATACAACATTACTTAAGAGAATTAATAATCTTCAAACACTTGAAAAGGAACATAAGAAATATGTTGGAGATTTATTAAAAGAACTAGATTCTTATAAAGACAAACTCCAAAAATTAGTCAATGATCCCAATTCTCTTCGTAAGCTTGGGGTTTATTGAATATCTTTACCAAATATTCTATACATGAAATCAAACTGTTAAGAACAGTTGTGAAGAATGTACATATGAAGCATTATCCTAAAGAAAAGAAAACAGATAAGGAGGCAGATAAAATACTGGAATCAATAACTCCTGAAACATTGGAGCAGTTGCACAAGCTAGCAGTAGATCATGGGATCACTAACTTATAAACCCGATGGAGAAATCCTCAAAAAATTTTTAAAGGATCATAGTTTCTTTAGAGGATTAAGAGGACCAGTAGGCAGCGGAAAGTCCGTGGCTTGTTGTATTGAAATTTTAAGACGAGCTTTAATACAAGAACCCTCGGAAGATAAAATAAGAAAATCAAGATGGGCGGTTATTCGTAATACCAATCCTCAATTAAAAACAACAACTATTAAGACTTGGCTTGACTGGTTGCCTGAAAATGAATGGGGAGAGTTTACTTGGTCCGTTCCCTATACTCATAGGATTAAGAAAGGCGACATAGATTTAGAAGTTATTTTTCTAGCCCTTGATAGACCTGAAGATGTAAAGAAATTACTTTCTCTTGAACTGACTGGAGTATGGATTAATGAAGCGAGGGAAATTCCCAAATCAATTATCGATGCGTGTTCAATGCGTGTTGGTCGTTTTCCAAGTATGAGAGATGGTGGTGCTACTTGGTACGGTGTTATAGCTGATACCAATCCTCCTGATACAGATCATTGGTGGGCAATCCTAGCAGGAGAAACATTCATTCCCGATTATGTTACCAAGCAAGAAGCCAAGATGCTGATTAAACCTGACAACTGGAAATTCTTTAACCAGCCATCTGCGATGTTTGAACAAAAGAATAATGAAAAAGAAATTCAAGGTTACACTATGAATACAGCAGCCGAGAACCAAAAGAATATGACTCCAAACTATTATAAAAATATTATCAGGGGTAAAACAAAATCTTGGATTGATGTTTATATTTTAAACAGACTAGGACAAATAGAAGATGGGAAACCTGTTTATGAATCCTTTAGAGCAGATGTTCACGTTGCTAAAGGAGATATTGCTGTTGCCGATGGTGTTCCTATATTTATGGGATTAGACTTTGGATTAACACCTGCTTGTATTTTTGCTCAAAGAATTAGAGGAAGATGGGTTGTTATAGATGAATTAGTTGCAGAAGATATGGGCATTGTAAGATTTTCTACTTTAATGAAACAACAGATGTCAAACTATTTACCTAGAGAATTTTATATATATGGCGATCCAGCAGGGGATCATAGAGTGCAAACGGATGAAAGTACACCGTTCCAAATTTTAAGAGGCAAAGGAGTAATTGCTAGACCTGCTCCCTCTAATGATGTAACGATTAGATTAGAATCAGTTAATACCGTTCTTTCAAGAATGATTGATGGAGAAAGCGGATTATTAATTGATCCTAAATGTAATAACTTAATCAAAGGATTTAATGGCGGTTATCACTATAGAAGACTTCAGGTATCAGGAGAACGATACGATGAAAAGCCAAATAAAAATAGGTTCTCTCATATTCACGATGCTCTTCAATATCTTTTGTTGGGGGCTGGCGAGGGTAGGGCTTTGACAATGGGGAGAAAAGTTAGTAAACCAGTAATAGCGAAAAGAAATTTTAATGTATTTGATGTTAAACCAAAATCAGTTTACCAAAGGAGAAGATAAATGTGCGTAGGTCCATTTAAAGCTCCATCTATTCCACCACCTCCTCCGCCACCACCTGAAGCGGAAAGTGTCAGACAACAACGAGAAAGACTTCGTAAACAACAACAGCTTGAAAGAACAAAAACTAAGCAACAACAATATGAAGATAGAGTTGCAGCTTACACAGGCAGAAGAGGAAGACGATCACTTCTTACTGGAAGACGTGGCGGACAAGGTTTTGAAATTTCAAGTAGTTTGATGAGTGGTCAAACATTAGGAGCATAATCAATGGTCATAGATGTTAAACCACAAAGATCAGTAGAACCTACTGATAGTATAGTTAAACAATTACTCAGTCGTTACAGCCACGCAAAAGCCATTAAGGATATGTGGCTTCCCGTATTTGAAGAATGTTATGAATTTGCTCTACCTCAACGAGAAAGTTTCTTTTCAGAATCTGTTGGAAGAAGTAGAACAGATAGAATCTTTGATGAAACTGCGGTAGTTGGTGTACAAGAATTCGCCTCTAGGTTACAAGCAGGTATTGTTCCTAACTATGCAAGATGGGCAGACTTTGTTGCAGGATCAGAAATTCCAAAAGAGGAAGTTAGAGAAGTTAATTTAGCTTTAGATCAAACGACAGAATATGTTTTTGAGATATTACAGAATTCAAATTTTTCACAAGAAGTTCACGAAACATTTTTAGATATAGCATTAGGTACTGGATGTCTTTTAGTTGAAGAGGGCGATGCTGTTCAACCCGTAAAGTTTAAAGCTATTCCATTACCTCAAATTGTTTTAGATTCAGGACACGATGATAAGATCGATCACGTCTTTCGTAAGAGAATGATTCGTATGAAAGAATTATTAATTGCCTATCCTGACGGAATCCTTTCGGAAAAAATGATGATGGATGGAGAAAAGAATCCTGACCACGAATGTGAGATTATAGAAATTGTTTATAGGAATTATTTTAATCCCAACGAAGAGGAATATACATTTTGTGTAATTGCTCCTTTATATGAACACAAACTTTTATCAAATAGTTTTAAAGGTTTAGGTTCTAATCCATATATAATTTATAGATGGTCTAAAGTTGCAGGCGAGGTATATGGAAGAGGACCATTACAATTAGCGTTACCAGCAATTAAAACTTCTAACTTAGTTATAGAGTTGATTCTTGAAAATGCACAAATGGCAATTTCAGGAATGTATCAAGTAGAAGATGATGGAGTTATCAATGTAGATAATATTGCGTTGATTCCGGGGACCATCATTCCGAAAGCGGCTGGCTCTACAGGACTAACAAAAATCGAACAAGCAGGAAACTTTAATGTTTCTGATTTAGTTCTTAGAGATATGAGAACAAATATTAAAAAAGCTTTGTATAATGAAATGTTGGGAACACCAAATGAAAAGACTCCAATGTCTGCGACAGAAGTTGCAGAAAGAATGGCTGATCTTTCAAGACAAATTGGTTCAGCATTCGGAAGACTACAAGCAGAATTAGTTAATCCAGTTTTACAAAGAGTAGTTTATATTCTTAAGAAGCAAGGTAGAATTAAAATTCCAGTTATTAATGGTAGAGAAATTAAAATTAAATCTTCTTCTCCATTAGCACAAGCACAACATCAACAAGATGTTGCAACACTTGATAGATTCTTAGGAATGGTTCAAGCTAGAGTAGGTCCACAGATGTTAAATATTTTAGTTAAGCAAGATGAAGTGGCAAAATATGTTGCAAAGAAATTAGGTATCCCTGAAGAATTAATTAGATCACAACAAGAAATGCAAGTGGCTGCGGGACAAATGCAACAGATGATGCAACAAGCTCAAGGAGTTATCGGTGGAGCAGAACAAGCTAATGGAAGCCAAATGGGAACACCACCAACACAAGAAGCAGAACCAGCAATATAGATGATGCCATATGAAAATATATGTACAAATCTATTCTAGTTATTTCTGATCTTCATATTCCATATCATCACAAAGATAGTTTCGAGTTTCTAAAAGAAATCAAAAAAGAATTTAAACCTGACTTCATCGTTAATATTGGCGATTCGTTAGACTTTCACGCAATCAATATGCACACTCACGATCCTGATTTGTTTTCAGCAGGGTTTGAATTAAAAGCATCCAAAAAATATATTAAAGAATTAGAATCTATTTTTCCTAAAGTGATAGAAGTAGATTCCAATCATTCAAGTTTAGTTTATAGACGAGCATTAAAATATGGAATGAGTCG